TCGAGATCGGCGAACCGACGCCCGGCGAAAGCGACGGCTTCCTCAACTATTCGCTCGGCCTGGACATCATCGCCAACAACGGCCTCGACCTGAAAATCACCGTGCGCTGATCCAGCGCCCGGCTCTTTCCCCTCATCGTTAGAAAATGGAGTTCCCATGAAGTTCGTTCTTGCCGCAGCCGTCAGCTACTGGTGGCCCGTGACCGTGCGCATTCCGGACCCGGAAAAGGCCGGTGCCATCATCGAGCAGAAGCTCAAGGTGCTCTTCGAGCCCGAGGACCAGGACGCCGCGCTGGAGCAGGCGGAAATCTATGCCGGCCTCACCACGCCGAAGGAGCGCGCGGAACATGAGCGCAGCCAACTCACCCGCGTCGTGCGCGGCTGGGACGATGTGATCGACGAGGAGAAGAAGCCCGTCCCGTTCACCGAAGACAACTTCCGCGCCGCGCTCCAGCAGCGGTGGTTCCGCGACGGCCTTTACCGTGGCTACGCCGAGAGCCTGAACGGTGAGGCCCGCCTGGGAAACTGACGGCGGCGGCTCGTGCCTGGGCGCATGCGCGCCTTGGCCGGGCCGATGCCAGTCGGCCGGCGGCGGTCGATGATGATCTCGCCGCTGATTTCGCGCTCATGGGTGCGCCCGTCGAGGCGCGCCTCATCCAAAACGAGGTGGAGGCATTCGAGGTGTGGCCGATCAATTGGGACAGCGTGATCGCCTTCCTTGGCTGCGAAACGCAATGGCATCCGCTCGCCTTGCCTTCTGCCGTCGTCTGGACCGGCCTCAACTACACCGCGCTCGACATCGTCATGAAACGTTACAAATCTCCCGATCGTGTTTTTGACGACGTCCAGTTCATGGAACGCACCGCGCTGAAGGTATTCGCGGAGGCCGTGCGATGAGCGGCGCGCAGATGGAGTTCGCGCTCGTCTTCACGGGGCGGACAGAGAGCCTGAAAGCGGCGGCGAACGAGGCGAAGGCCTCAATCGCCTCGGTCTCTAACGAGGCGGGGCAATCAACCGGGGCCATCAAGACACATGCGGCCGCGCTGGAGAAGGACGCCGCCGCTGCCCGCAAGGCGGCGGATGCGAACCGCACCCTGGATGCCGAGGCTCGCCGGACGGCCACGATCACGTCCGCCATCGCACAGGGTACGCCCGCCTATGCCGGGCTCGCCACTGCCATCGACAACGTGAATGCGAAGCTCGGCCAGCAGGTTGCTGCCGTCGACAAGGCGGCGGCCGCGCATCGCCGGCTGCATGCCGCCAACCAGAATAGCGGCTCAAGTTTCCAGACCGCCAATCTTGCGTTTCAGGCGCAGGATATAGCCGTGCAGGCGGCGATGGGCGCGCAGCCCCTGATGATAGGTCTCCAGCAGGGCATGCAGATGGCGCCGGTGCTTGCGAGCATGGAGCGCCCTGTCGCCGGCCTCGCAGCCGCGTTTATGTCCCTGGTGAGCCCGATCTCGCTCATCACGGTCGGCTTGACAGCCGGGATTGCCGCTTTGGTGCAGTACTTCACGACCGCCGAGGAAGGAACCGGAAGCACGACGGCTCTTCTGGAACAGCAGAATGACGTGATCCGCCGGGCCGCCGCCTTTTGGGGGGAGGCGACGCCCGCGCTGAAGGGGTACGTCGACGAATTGAACCGCGCAAAGGGGGTCGACGACGGGCGCCAAGCATTCGAGATCGTCGCGAGAAAAGAATTCGATGGTCTGCGCGACGAGCTGCTGACTGTGAAACAGGAATTTATCGAAGCGCAGCGCGCTATGACGGGGCTGGGCGTGGACCCTGCGTTCCTTCGGGATTTCCGTGAGGCATTCGGTGGTCTCGGTGAGGCCCTTAAGGGAGGTACGGCTTCGGTTGCCGACTTCAACAGGGCGCAGCAGGCGATGGCGATGGCCGTTAAGTCCTACGGCGTGCCCCAAGTTCTCACCTTCGAAAGAGCGTTCGATAGAATTTCCAGTTCCATCGTGAAGGCAATCGAAAAGGCCCGAATTGCTCGAAGTGAATGGATTGCCGCCATGGCCGGCGGCACTGACGTACAAGATATCGTCTCCCGCTCCACGTTCACGGAAGGCGGCAAGACCTATCAGTCCGACCAGTTTGCACCGAAAAACCCGGCGATTCCGACGCGCCGTCCGCTTATCGAGCTTGAGGGGCTGCCCGGCGAGGTGAAGGCGAACGACGCTACCGCCCGGTCCTATCGTGATGTGATCCAGGGCGGGCGCGAACGCATCGAGCAGATGCAGCTGGAGACCATCGTGTCCGGCCATGCCGGCGTCTCGGCGCAGCGTCTCCGCTTTGAACTAGATCTCCTGCATGATGCGCAGGAGAAGGGGCGCAAGATCACGCCCGAGCAACGCAAAGAGATCGAGCGCCTCGGCGACGCCTATGAAGCCGCTGCCCGGCAGGCTGCCAGCGCCCGGCTTCTTGCCGACCTTCAGTTCGAGCGCGATCAGCTTTCCCGCTCGCCCAGCGACCAGCGCATTGCCAGCCAGTTGCGCGGTGCGGGCTTGCCCGTCGACCTCAAGTCCTACGAGGCCGGCCTCCTGAGCGCGAACGAGGCGCTGCGAAAGCAGGTCTCGGCATGGGAGGAGGTCCGCAATGCCGGCCGCAGCGCCATCGACGACATCACGGAATCGTCCCTGGACGGTTTCGAGGGTATCGAAGACACGCTGGCCAACATCGGCAAGGGCTTGGCCAAACAGCTGCTGCAGCTGGGTGTCGCGAACCCGCTGAAGAATGCGATCTACGGCGATCAGCTCCCGACGATCAGCGACGTTGGCGGCGTGGGCGGCTTCTTTTCGAAGCTCTTCGGCGGCGGCATGTCGACGGCCTCCATGTCCGTCCAGGCCGCGACCGTCAGCGTCAACGGCGGCCTTGCCGGCGGCGTCGGCAGCCTCCTCGGCGCGAAAGATAACTTCAAGGCCAACACGACCCTGTCGGCGCTTCTCGGCTATGGCGGCGCGGCGAACGACAATGGCACCGGCGCTGGCGGCGCGTTGTCCTTCATCGGAAACTACAAGTCCGGCGTCGATGCCCGCCTCACCGACATCCTGTCGAAAGCAGCCTCATCCTTCCCCGGTTTCAAGGTCGACGCCATTTCCGGCTTCCGGGCCGGCGATCCGCGTTTCCACGGCAAGGGGCTGGCAACCGACGTCCAGCTGACCGACCTCCTTAGCGGCCGTCAGCTCGGCAACTATCAGGATGCCCGCAGCTTCGGCGCGTATGAGCGTTTCGCACAGACGGCGCGCGCGATCCAGATGCGCGACTATCCCGAGCTTGCCAACCAGTTCCGCTGGGGCGGTTACTTCGGTGGCGGCAAGGGCAAGTATGGCGCGCTCGACACCATGCACTTCGACCTGGGCGGCGGTCGCGTCGGCATGGCCGGCGGCTCGTGGGAAAACGGCCTGACGTCCGCGCAACGCTCTTTGTGGTCCGGCATCGAGAGCAAGGGCACGGCAGCCGTGACGGCCCTCAACAAGCTCGCCGGACAGAGTGATGTCGCCGCGAGCGGCCTCGGGTCGCTGGGCACCGGCCTCGACAAGTTTGGCAACGCGCTTGGAAACGTACAGGCGGGCGGGGCGGGTGCCGGCGGCGGCGGTGGTCTCGGATCGCTGTTCGGGATGCTTTTTTCGCCGCAGTACAGGCTCGCCGCGAGCGGCGGCATCGGTCTTTATGATAGTGGCGGCTATACCGGCCCGGGCGGCATCCACGAGCCGCGCGGCGTCGTGCATGCCGGCGAGATCGTCTGGTCGCAAGCCAATATCGCCCGTGCCGGCGGCCCGGCCGTCGTCGAGGCCATGCGTCTTGGCCTTCGCGGTTACGCTTCCGGCGGCGGCGTCGATATTCAACCGGCCTATGCAAGCCTCCGCTTTGCGAATGCGACTTCTGCCCCCGCGCCGGCACGCAACGCGCCGATCATCAACAACTACGGCAACAACGCGGTGTCGTACGAGGAAACGACCGACGAGCACGGCAATCGCCAGCCGATCATCACGGTCGGCGAGCCGCTTGCGGCCGCGATCAAGCAACGCGGCAACCCCGCCCGGCAGGCAATGCAGTCGGAGTTCGGCCTTCGTCCACGGAGGATCGCGCGATGACGGTTCCGTCCTGGCCGGAAGAGTTGCCGCGTCCGGAGCGCAACAGCTGGTCCGCCCAACAGCAGGATTCGCGCCTGAAGCGCAGGTCCGATGCGGGCCCGCCCGGCTGGCGGCGCCGCTTCTCCTCGGCCGCAAGGCTGGTCTCCCTTTCCATCGTCGTGTCGCGCGACGAGCGGGCCGTCTTCGACAATTTCCTCGCCGATACGACGCAAGACGGCGTGACGCCGTTCTGGATGCCCGACCCCACGACGGACGGGTGGCCGCTGTTCACGAGCGACGGCGCGCCGTTGCTGATCTCCGGCGGGCCGGACGACGGCAAGCCGGTCCTCATGGCCGCGCAATGGCTTTGCATGTTCGGAGATCAGATGCCGGTCGAGACGATTGTGGGCGTGAGCTTCCGACTGACCTTCAGCGTGGCGGTGCTGCCATGAGACGGGTCTCCCTCAATGCCCGCATGATGCAGGACGCCCAGGCCAGCGGCGAGATTTACGCCGTGCTCTTCGAGATCGACCATCCCGATCTGGAAAAGCCGATCCGCCTTTCGACGGACAACACCGAACGTCTATCCGTCGAGCCACTTTATTATGGCACGCGTTCGACCTGGCGCGGGGCGAACCCTGTCACCGATCCCTATCTCTGGGTAATCGCCTCGACCTTGTTGCCGTCCGACCAGGAGGACGCGCCGGCCGCCGGCACGCTCGTGCTCGAAAATCTCGACGCCGAGATGGTGCGCGTGGTGCGGTCCTATACCGACCTCGCCACCCTGCACATGGCTGTGGTCCTGGCCTCGTCCCCGAACCTCATCGAGCTCGAATACACCGACATGGACATCCTGTCGGCCGACATCGATGCCGGCGAGATCGTCCTGTCCTTCTCGCGCGAGGAAATCGAGATGGAGCCGTTTCCCGCCCATCGCATGACCCGCAACAACTTTCCGGGGCTGTTCCTATGACACATTGGTCTGAGCGGTTCGTCGGGTTGCCCTATGCCGAGTTCGGCCGCCGCCGCGATGGCTGCGACTGCTGGGGCCTTGCCTGCGTCATCTACCGCGAGGAGCTCGGCGTCAGTCTGCCGGAGTACCTCGGCTACGCCTCCACCGAAGAGCACGGAGAGCTGGCGGCCATCATCGCGGGCGCGACCACGTCGCCGCTCTGGGTGCCGGTCGACGGTAACGCGATTGCGTTCGACGTCGCGGTGTTCCGGCGCGGCCGGCTCGACACCCATGTCGGCATCGTCGTGCATCACGGCCTGATGATCCATGTCAGCCGGGATGACTGCGCCAAGATCGAGAGTTATCGCGGCGGTGTATGGGGGCACCGGCATACGGGCACGTATCGCCACGTCGATCTGGTTTCGAGGGCGGTTCGATGACGATGGAAAAGGGGATCATACCCGTTCTCGCCGCTCCGATGTTCGACACCGCGCAAGGCCGCATCGCCATGGAGCTGCCGGCCGGCCTGACCGTCGCGGAGATCGTCGACCAGGCGCTGCCCGATAAGAGCCTGCCGCGCGAACATATCCGCGTGGCGCTGGTCTCGCCGGCCGGATCGGCCATCGTGCTCGACGTCGCATGGGACCGCGTGCGGCCGAGGCCGGGCGTGCGTGTCGTCATCCGCGTCGTGCCCGGCAAGGGCGCGCTCAAGTCCATCCTGTCGATCGTCGTCTCGATAGCGGCCGTGGCGCTCGGCGCCTATTTCGCACCGGCGCTTGCAGGCGCATTTGGTATCTCGCAGGGCTTGGCCCAGGGCATCATCGGGCTCGGCGTGACCGTGCTCGGCAACCTGCTCATCAACGCCCTGATCCCGCCGCCGAAGCAGGACGACGACGAGCAGAAGAACCGCTATACGATCACCGGCTGGCGCAATCGCCTTGATCCGGACGGCGCAGTCCCGGTGGTGCTTGGCCAGATGCGGTTCGCACCGCCGTTCGCCATGCTGCCCTTCGCGCTGGTCATCGGCGACGATCAGTACATCTGCTCGGTGTTCAACGTGGGATATGGCCGCGTTCTCATCGACGAGATGCGGATCGGCGAGACCTCTCTTTCCGAGTACCACGGCGTGGACGTGGAAGTGCGCGAAGGCCTGCCCGCCGATGCGCCCCTGAACCTCGTACCGACACAGATCGCCGAAGAGAGCGTGGGGGCCGACCTGACACGCCCGCTGCCGCGCGATGACTACGGCGAAATCGTCGCCGGGCCCTCTATCGAAACGCCTGTCACGCGCACCACGGGCGCCGACGCCAGCGGCGCTTCCGTCATCATCGCCTTCCCGGCCGGCCTCTTCCGCACCGACGACAAAGGCCGGTTGCAGGGCCATAGCGTCATGATCCGCATTCTTCAGCGCCGGGTCGAGGACGAGGCGTGGTCGGTCGTCATCGACCTGCCGGTTTCGGCCAAAAAGCGCGAGGCTTTCTTCCGCCAGTACACCTGGGCTTTCCCGTCTCGCGGTCGCTGGCAGGTGCGCCAGGTCATGATGACGGATGAGAGTTCCGACCTGCAGGTCAGCCAGCGCGCGGCCTGGGCGGTCCTGCAGACCTTGCGGCCGGAATATCCGATAAACTTCGGCGAACCGCTTGCGCTGGTCTCCGTGCGCGTCAAGGCGACCCATCAGCTCAACGGCCAGCTCGACAATTTCAACGTCCGAGCCCGCCGCGTTGTGCCGGACTACGATCATGCAAGCGGCATCTGGATCGAGAGGGAAACCCGTAACCCCGCCTCGCTCTATCGCTACGTGCTGCAGAGCCGCGCGAATGCCCGGCCGGTCTCGAATGCCGGCATCGACCTGGAACAGCTTCAGGACTGGCACGACTGGTGCCGGATCAAGGGGCTCAAGTACGACCGCGTCATTGACGATCCGTCGCTCTCGCTCAGGGACGTGCTGACGGAGATCGCGGCGGCCGGCCGCGCCTCTCCCCGTCATGACGGCAGCAAGTGGGGTGTCGTCATCGACCGGCCCCAGGCGCTCGTCGTCGACCATTTCAGCCCGCGCAATTCCTACGCCTTCAAGGTCGGCCGCTCCTATGTGCGCCGCCCCGACGGCATTCGCGTCCAGTTCCTCGACGAAACCAACGACAACAAGCCCGCCGAGCGCTTCATTCCGTGGCCCGGCCACACAGGGCCGATCACCGAATACGAGCGGATGGAGCACCCGGGAAAGACCGATCCGGCCGAGATCTACCGCGAGACGGTGCGCCGCATGTATGAGGTGATGTACCGGCCGGACGTCTATAACGTCTCCCTGGACGGCCCGGTCGGCGTTGCCACGCGCGGCGACAAGGTTCTTCTCTCGCAGGACGTCATCGAGCGCACGCAGGTCGCGGCGCGGGTGGTGTCGGCATCCGGACGTCTGATCGAGATCGACGAGACCGTCACCATGGTGGCAGGCGAGAGCTACGCCGTGCGCTATCGGGTGTTCGCAGACGCTGACGACACGGTCGGCACGTCGGTGGTGCGAACGGTCGTCGGCAGCGTCGGCGAGACAAGTCTCCTGCTGCTCACCTCGGACGGCGCGCTGCCCGAAGCCGGCGCGCTCGTTCTGTTCGGCGAAGCCGGCCGGGAGAGCACGGCGCTGATCGTGACGGCCGTGGAGGCGGGGCAGGACTTCTCCAGCCACTTGCGCCTCGTCGATGCCGCGCCGATTATCGATGAGCTGGTCGATGCCCTGGAAATCCCGGCCTGGTCGGGCCGGGCCGGCGCCGAGATCGCCCCGATACTCCAGCAGCCGGCCGTGCCGCGCTTCACCTCCATCGCCAGCGGCGTCTCCGGAACGGGTTCGAACGACGGGCTTACCTTCATGATCGAGCCCGGCTCGACCGGCGCCGTGACGGCCATCATCGTCATAGAGCACCGCCTGCTGGGTGCGCCGAGCTGGTCGCCGCTGCTTATGTCTCCGGCAGCCGGCGGCGGCGCGATTGCCGGATATCACGCCGGCGATCAGGTCCAGCTCAGGGCCTATGGCAAGTCGGCCGCCGACATCGCCGGTCCGACGACGGCGATCATCACCGTGCAGATCGGCAGCAACGACAACCCCATGCCGCCCGCGCTCGACAGCTCCATGATCACCGTCGGCGCACTGCTCGGCGGCGCCGTTGTGCAGTTCGC